ATTAGGCAAATTAAAGATAGTGCACGCCATAGAAAGAAAAAGGCTATGATGGCTGAAGTTTCTTAATTTATGAGCTGCTTGGTTCTTATCCGCTGGGCAGCTCTTCAAATTAAAGGATAAGTGGATAAGTTTATGACAGATATGCACTTCAATAGTAAATTTGATATAAAGCTATGGCACGAGATATGCGACTTAATAGCAGATGGTCAATCACTTGTGCAAATAGCTAATATGGAAGGGATGCCTTGCAGAGCAACTATGAATAATTGGTTAAGAGATGCTGATTTGAAAAAGGAAGGCTTTGAGGGCGTTTTAGACAGCTACACGCGGGCTAAAAGAGAGCAAGCTGACGCAATAGCCGATGATATTCTAGATATAGCAGATAATGCAGATGACTCAAAGGAAGGGGTTCAAAAGGCAAAACTTCGTATTGATTCCAGGAAGTGGCTTGCTGGTAAATTGCAGCCTAAAAAGTACAGCGAAAAACATTTAGTTGAGAATTCTTATATTGGTGCAGATGGTGAGCCAACTAACGGAATAACAATAATCTTAGATGATGGAAGGCTAGATGAAGGTAAGAGTTCCTCATAACTTCAAGCGTAGAGAATACCAAGAGGGGGTTTTTAATGCTAGAAAGAAAGGCATTGACCGCATAATTCAGGTTTGGCATAGAAGAGCTGGTAAAGATTTAACTGATTTGCATCTTACTGTTTGCGAAATGGTTAAGCGTGTCGGCAACTATTGGCACGTATATCCTTATTATGGTCAAGCAAGGCGTGCTATATGGGAGGGTATAACAAGTGAAGGCATCAAATACCTAGACGCATTTCCAAAGGAATTAATTAAAAAAATAGACCAGCAAACTATGAAGATTGAGTTTATCAATGGTTCAACTTGGCGTTTGGTTGGTGCTGATAAGCCTGACAGTTTAGTTGGTGCTGGTATTTGTGGAGCTGTATTCTCTGAATATTCATTAATGAAACCTACTGTCCTTGATTTAATTGAACCTATGCTTCTTGAAACTAAGGGCTGGGCGTTATTTAATTTTACACCTCGTGGAAAGAACCACGCTTATGATTTAATGCGTGCTGCAGATGGTAACGAAAAGTGGCATATAAGCATACTTACTATTGATGATACTGATGTAATCTCTGATGAGCAAATAGAATCGCTAAGAAAAAGAAATGTTCAAGAAGAGTTAATACAGCAAGAGTATTATTGTTCATTTAACGCTTCTGTTGCTGGTGCTTATTATTGCGACTGTATTACAAGGGCTGAGGATGAAAATAGATTTAAACTTGATTTATACAACGAAGATAATGCAGTAACAACAGTTTGGGATATTGGTGCAAGCGATGCTGTTTCAATATGGTTTGTTCAATACAAGGATGGATTTGTTAGATTGGTTGACTTTGAAGAGTATGAGGGGAAAGACCCTAAATTTTGGATGCATTTACTTAATGAAAAGGGTTACTTATATGATAGGCATATTATGCCTCACGATGCTAACAACAAGAGGTTTACGGTTGGAATGCAAACGGTGCGAGATATGTTTGATAAATTAGGTTTAAGGGATATAGAAATACAGCCTAGGACAAATAGCGTACAAGATGATATCCACGCTGTAAGGATGAACTTCAATAAATGTATATTTGATAGTGAATCCTGTAAGTATGGCATTTCTGCATTGAAACATTACCACAAGAAATATGATGAAGATAAGAATATTTTCTCAGATAAGCCAGAACACGATTGGTCGTCGCACGCATCTGATGCATTTAGATATGTTATAGTAGATTATTACAGAAACTACAAAATTATTGATGATATAAGAAGACCTGAAACTGGAATTACATTTAATGATTTAATGTCTTCTAGTGGTAAAGATAAGAGGTTTATTTAAAATGCTTGTAATTAAAAACTTGATGTAGTATCATATTAAATAGTTGCAACTACATATAGAATATATGATGAAAAATCTTGCTGAAAAGTGGCTCGACAGAATTAGTTCTGCAAAGAAGCGTGAGTATAAGTGGCGTAAGCGTGGCGACACAATAAATGATATTTACACTTGCGAAGATAAGTCTGCAAATTCCTATTCTATTTTATATTCAAATACTGAAACTCTAAAGCCTATTGTTTTTAATAGAGTTCCATCACCAGTTATTATTAGAACATTTTCAGATAAGGATAATATAGCCAGAGATGTTTCAACAGTTCTTGAGCGTGCTGTTAAGCTGTCTAATGATTTAGGCGGATTTGATGCACAAGTAAAAATGGCAAGAGATGATTATCTTCTTGCTGGTCGTGGAACAATGCGTATCAAGCTTGTTAATGACATAAAGACAAATGTACGAAAGAGTAGATTTAGCAGAGATAGAAGAGGTGGAGGAAGATTTAGAGGTATCTGAAATCGACGGAAATCTTGTTGTTGAGAAAGAATTTGACGAGTTAGATTTTCAAAGAACTGAAAAAGAGTATGTTCATTGGAAAGATTTTATTCATAGCCAAGCCAGAACTTGGGATGAGGTGGACTGGGTAGGGTTCAGGGGGCTTTTAAATAGAACTGAATTCGAAGAGCAGTTTCCAGATATAAACTCTGCTGATGTTTCTTTTTCAATAAAAGAAGATGGAACTGCTGACAAATCATCTATTGAGAATCAAGGTTGCGATAATGTAACTGAGGTTTGGGAGATTTGGGATAAAGAAAGCGGTATGCAATATTTCTTTAGCACTGGATATAATAAAGGTGCATTAAGTAAAGAAAAAGACCCTCTTGGAATTAGTGGGTTCTTTCCTTGCCCTCGTCCTCTATACAGTATAACAACAACAGATAGCTTAATACCTACTCCTTTTTATATTGAGTACCAGCATCAAGCTATTGAGCTTGACTCTATAACCACAAGAATAAGTAGATTAGTTGAGCAATTGCGTTATAGGGGTGTTTATGATGCATCGCAAAGAACTATAGCTAGTGTGTTTAATGCAAAAGATGGTGATTTTGTGCCTGTTGATAGGTGGTCTGAATTAACTGCAAAGGGCGGTTTTCAATCTGCAATATCCAACCTTCCTCTTGCTGAATTACAATCTGTTATTCTTTCTTTATATCAGCAGAGAAGTGAAACTTTGCAATCAATATATGAGATTATAGGTATTGGTGATATTATGCGAGCCAAGAGTAACCCTAACGAGACTGCAAAAGCACAGGGTATTAAGGCAAGGTTTGGAACACTTCGCACTAGTGAGTATCAGAGACAAATTCAAGATTTTATTCGTGATTTGTATCGTATAGAGGGAGAAGTAATATCAAATAATGTTGAAGGTGAATTCCTAGAGAAGATGACTGGCATAAAAGTAAGTGAGGAAATGGTTGAGCTTATGAAGGCTGATAACCCTCGCAGATTTAGAATTGATATTGAAACTGATTCAACTATTGCCCCAGACGAGGAGGCAGAGAAGCAGGAGGCTATTGAGCTTGTATCTGCNTTGACTCAATATGCNACGCAAGCATCACCGGCTATAACTGCACAGGTAGGTGATGAATTTAATAAAAAATTATTCTTTTCTATATTTAGAAACTTTAGGTCGCTTCGTAACTTAGAGGAAAATTTAGAGGAATCTATAGCACAGCAAGAATCAAATCAAGAGCAGCAACAGCCATCGGCTGAAGAAATAAAAGCTCAGGTAGAGCTTAAGAAGTTGGAATTAGAGCAACAGAAGATACAGATAGATGCTCAATCTAAGCAAATGGATGCACAGTTAAAGCAAGCTGAACTTGGATTAAAGGCGGCTGATTTACAATTAAAACAGAATCAGCAGTCGATTGACGCTGGCAAGGCTGTAACGGAAGCACAGCAAGCTGAGGTTGATAATGCAATTAATGCCGCTAAGGTTAGTCTCGATAGGGATAAGCTGGAGCTTGAAGCAAGAGACCCTAGTAAAAATGTCGTTGCGGGGTTTTAATGAATATTGATAAATTTATTAAAGAGTTTAATAAGATAGCCGCAGAGAACGGCGTTGTTATTATGGGTGAGATGTCTTTTTATGATATTAGTGATTTTGAGTCTGCGTCATATATTAAGTCATCGAAGCGTAGAAATAGCTGGGGAGGATATGATGAATTGGGTAATTATATATTGTCTGATTGTATCCGCAAAAAGAAAGATAATAATAATGTAGCTAAATATAACAAAACATTTGCTATAAAGTCGTTTCAGTCGTTTGTTAGTCCTGTAGATGGGCAAAAGATAACGAATAGTAAAGAATTAAAAGAGCATAACATAAGGAATAATGTCGTAGAGGTTGGTACTGAATACGATAAAAAGATTAAAGATTTACAACAACAAAGAAGAGAGGAATAAAAATGTCTGAGGAACAAAACATTGAAAGCGTAGCTGCAGATTCTGTCGGCGAAGGAACTTTAAGGGATGCATTAACGGAAGCGTTCTCAAATAAGGAGCCAGAAGAGGTTGTTGAAGAAGTTTCTGATAATATTGATGATTCTGATGAAGAGATTGTTGAACAGGAGGAAGTTGTTGGTGATATTGATTATGAAGCTCCTAAGTCTTGGAATCAAGAAGAACTAGATGCACTAGATGTTTTAATGAAGGCAGCACCTGAGCAAGCTAAAATACTGCTTGAGAATAGATATAACAAAATACACTCTGGATTTGAAGAGAAGAGTGGTGAATTGGCTCGATACAAACAACAATATGATGGGTTTGGCGAGCTATTTAAGGAATACGAGGGGCAACTCTCTGTAGCTGGTTTAACTCCTTACGATGCTGTCTCGAGGTTGGTATCTGTGGATAAGCAGCTACGGGCAGACCCTGAGTCTACTATCAGAGAACTTGCTAGAATTAACGGCGTTGATTTAGGTAATATCTCTGGCGAAACTGAATCATATGAAGATGATTATACAGACCCTAAAGTTGAAGAGCTTAGGGCAACTGTTGAAAGTCTTCAGAAGCAAATAACACAACAGACCGCTTCTGCTGAGCAATACCAGCAATCACAGATTCAAGAAACCATATCATCTTTTGCTGCTAAGAAAGATGACGAAGGCAATTTGCAATACCCTTTATTTGAAAAGGATGTAGTAAAACTGGGAATGAAGAGTTATATTGATAGTGGAAAAGCTGATAATTTAGAGAGTGCTTATAATCTTGTAATGAGTGAAATGGGTTTATCTAGTAATGCGAAACAGAGTTCTCCTTTGAAGACAGCTGCCGAAAAACAATCTCAAGCGATAAGGCAAGAAGGTCTAGTAAGGCGGTTAATAAAGGAAGAACATCTGCGGCAACTGGTGCCGATTATTCAAATTCAACTCTTAGAGAAGAGTTGAGCAGAAACTTTAAAAATTACAAATAGGAGAAGATTATGGTTAATCCTAATCTAAGTGAGATTATCACAACAACTCTTCGTAATCGTGGAACTGCGATTGCGGATAACGTAACGGAAAAGAACGCTCTTTTGAGTCGTTTAAAATCCAAGAATAAAATCCGTACTTTAAGCGGTGGTCGTTCTATTGTTCGTCCACTTTCTTATGCGGAAAACAGTACTTTCCAATACTACGATGGATACGAAGCTCTAAACATTAATCCTTCTGATGTTCTTAGCTCTGCTGAGTATAACTGGAAGAATGCAAATGTTTCTGTTTCGGTTTCTGGTAGTGAAGAGCGTCAAAACTCAGGTTCTAATGCTATTATTGACCTTGTGGAATCTCGCATAGAGAATGCTATGAGAACAATGGCAAACAACATAAACTTAGGTTTGTATTCTGATGGTACTGGCTCCGCTGGTAAGGAAATTGGTGGACTGCAACTTCTTGTTGCTGATGACCCGACTACTGGTACAGCTGGTGGCATTAATCGTGCTAACTACACTTTCTGGAGGAATGTATCTTATGACGCTACCACAGATGGTGGTGGTGCTGCTACTGCTACTAATATTATTAGCTATATGAATAATGTTTGGAATCAGCTAGTTCGTGGAACTGATATGCCAGACCTTATCGTTGCTGATATTAATTACTTTGGCTTCTATCAAAATAGCACTACAAAGCTTGAAGATGTTTACATCCGATTCTAGTGCTGATGGTTCATTTATGAGTCTTAAGTATAATAGTGCTGATGTTATCCTTGAAGGTTCTAATGCTATTCCAACTAATCATATGTATTTCTTAAATACTGATTACCTTGGTTTAGATGTTCATACTGACGGTAACTTTTCCGCTCAAGAAGGTAAATCTTCTGTGAACCAAGATGCGACTGTTGTTCCTATCTTGTTCTCAGGCAACTTAACTGCTGATAACCTGTCTTTACAAGGCGTATTAAAAGACTAATTTAACAAAAGGAGATTATTATGTCTTATATTTTAGGTATGGATTTGACGGCAATAGATACAACTGCGCAATTTGCACTTGGAACTATTGGTCAAACACAAGATGGCAAACTTTACAAATATGTGCAATATGAGGAAGCTGCTGCTGCGGTTCCTGGTGTTGCTGGTGAGGTTGCTTACTACGCTACGGTTGCTCTTGGTGATGCAACTGGTACAATCGTTACTTCTGATTTATCAAGTAGTGACGAAGTTGGAGCTGGTGTATTACAAGCTGCTTTAACTGACGGTACTTTCGGTTGGGTTCAGGTGGCTGGTATTGCTACTTTAACTATTGCATTAACTGCAGGTGCTGATGGTGACCCATTGACTCCAACAGGTTCTGCTGACGGTACTTTGGATGTAACTGCTTTAGTTACTGATAGTATTTGTGCAACGGCTATTGATGTCACTGCTCAAATTATTATGTGCCAATTCCCGCATTAATGTGGTTGTGGGGGTGAAAATAACCACCCCCACTTTTTAACTAATTGAGGAACAAAAAAATGAGTGAAGAAAGAGGATTGATAGTAAGTTTTTACCCGCATTCGGTTTATAATGCATTTAAATCAAAAGAAACAGGTGGAGCAGTGTATACTGATGTTGATTATGTTTGTATTAATGTGCCAGGTGATAAAAGTAGTGAGATAAGAAGAAAAGCTACTGAAGATGATAAGAAGAAATTTCCTAATAGGTGGAAGTCTTATTTAGAGGATAAAGAGGAATGCGTAGACGGCATTGATATTAAGCACTGGAATTTTCCAAGTCCTGCACAGTTTTCAACTATGAGAGGACATAAAATAAGGACTGTTGAGCAAATGGCGGCGGTTGCTGACAGTAATCTAATTAAGTTCGGGAATGATGCTAGGTCATTGCGTGATGCTGCTATTAAATACATTAGCGGAAGTGATAGTTCCTCTGAGATTAAAGACCTTAAGAAAGAAATAGAAAATCTTAAGAAACAATTAAAAGGTAATAAAGATGAGCCTACTAAGCGTGTGTCAAAACGTAGCAACAGAAGTGGGGCTGTACAATAGCCCATCAACTGTTATCGGTAATACATCGAATGATGTTGTAAAGCTTTTGGCTTTAGCTAATCGTTCTGCCCGTGATATTATGAAAAGGCACGAGTGGAATAAATTAACTATTGAGGCGACTATTAATACGGTCGCCTCTACAGAGGGTTATTCTTTAGAGTCTGATTACGACAGGATTATTCATAATACAGTTTGGGATAATACGAACAACAGACCGATGATATTTGTTAATATGCAAGAATGGTCATTTATTAAAAATGGAATAGTTTCACAAGCAGGAATCAATAAGAGATGGGTTATTGTTGGTAATGAAATATTATTAAATCCAATTCCATCAAGTGTAGATGTCATTAAGTACTTTTATGTTAGTAACAAATATGTAATTGATTCTGTTGGGACAACAACATATTCAGAATTCCAAGCGGACACTGATACTGTTCAGTTTAGTGAAAATCTTTTAGAGCTTAATATGATATGGCGACTTAAAAAGCAGAATGGACTTGCCGCTTTTGAGGAATATGACTCATATCAGAGAGAGTTAGAGATGGAAATATCTAGGGATGGTGGTGTTGCCAATATATCAACACAACCTATGCCATTAAATGTAATAAATATACAAGACAGTAATTTTCCGAGTTAGGTTATGGCTAGAATAAGAAGTGACTTAGTAAATCAACAATTAGCATCATTATCAACTATGACTGGCGTTGCTGCTCCTATCGGTGGTTGGAATACTAGAGATAGTCTTAGTGCTATGCCTAATATAGATGCCGTTGAATTAGATAATTGGTTTCCTACTTCTGGTAGTGTTGTAAGTAGAAATGGCTTTGAGAGTTTCTCTACAGGATTCCCTTCCGCTCCAGAAACTATAGTTGAATATAACAGTGGTGTTCTGCAAGAGATGGTCGCAGCTAGTGGCTCAAAACTATATACAGTAGACGATGCAGGAGCAAAAACAGAAATCGGAACTGGGCTTTCTAACGCAAGATGGCAGACCGCTAATTTTAATTCATTCTTATTGCTTGTAAATGGTGCTGATACTCCGAGAAGTTGGAACGGAACGATATTATCAACTTTAACAATCACATTAAAAGATGGTGGCGGAACTCCTATTGTTGGTACTACATCTGCCGATATGGAAGGCATTAATATATTCAAAAACCGTGTTTATATGTGGAGTACTAGCGAGCAAAGGTTTTTCGTTGGTGGGGTTAATGCTATTCAAGGTGATTTTACAGAATTTCCTTTAAGTAGAATAAGCCAACTTGGCGGAAGCTTATTAGCTATGGGAACTATAACTAGAGATGGCGGAAGTGGTGCAGATGATTTAGCCTGCTTTATTATGTCTACTGGTGAGGTTATAATTTATAATGGAGATAATCCAACGGATGCCAACTCTTGGGCTTTAGAGGGTAGGTATAGAATACCTCGTCCTGTTTCTGTTCGTGGGGTATGTCAATATAAAGGCGATTTAAAAGTAATTACCGAGAATGACTTTACTAGCGTGCTTGAAGTAATCGCACAAGGCGGAATAGATGTAAACCCTAGTAAGCTGACAGGTGCGGTTTCAACGGCTTTTAGAACATATTCTTCTAATTATGGGTGGCAAGCATTAACATATACTCGTGGTGATATGCTTATTATGAATGTTCCTATTTCTACTAATAGCACATATAATCAGTATATAACAAATACTGTAACAGGTGCTGCTTGTAAGTTCAGCGGATTAAATGGAAGCACTTTTGGTATTTATAAAGGTGATTTATATTTCGGAAATAGCACTAGTATATTTAAAGCTGATACTGGCTCTAATGACAATGGTGCTGATATTAATTTATCTGGTCAAACTGCTTTTACTACTTTTAACACTCCAAACAGAAAGAGATTTATTAGCCTGCGTCATGTAATTAAATCATCTGCAGCGATTAATATGGATGTTAGTGTTGCTGTCGACTATGGAAATACGCAACAATCATTAATAAGCTCATCTGTTTCTAGTGGCACTCAATGGGATACTGCTCAATGGGACACTTTCCAATGGGCAGCTGAAGAAACAGCACAGAATATTACTACATCATTAAGCTCAAATGGTGTTGCATTTAGTAATAAAATAAATATTTCTTTAAGCGGCGATAGTGCCGAATGGTTTAGGACTGATTATAATGTTGACATTATGCAAGGCTTCTGATAATATAAGTAAAAGCACTCCTAAAGGGGCAAGCTCTAACTACTATGTTGAGCCGTTCGTCCCTGAAAAGAAACTCAACTTAATAAACGAATGGTTAAGAGGTCATAATTTAAATGAACTGCCTGTAGATATGCTTCCGTCTATTGGTTTTCTTTTTACAGATGGAGACAAATATTATGGCTGCTGTTTCTTGTACTCAACTGATAGTTCTATATGTATTCTTGAAGGCTGTTTATCAGACCCAAAAGATAAGCAAAACATTATAGCTAATAATTTCAATAAGTTTCTCCGAGAAATGGAAGTTATAGCTAAATCAATCGGTTACACGCATATAAAGATATTTGCCAGCGTAAGACCGCATATAAAGAAATTAGAGAATGCAGATTATACCAAAGGTAGTAACTGCGTAGAAATGAGTAAGGATTTATAGAATGGGCGGATTATTTTCTTCACCAAAGCCAGCTGCACCAGCAGTTACAAAGCCAGCTGAAAAGGTTAACATATTAAGCCCTACTGGGTCGACTACATTCGGAACGGTTGGTGCTGGAGGTGAATTTACACCAACAGGTGGATTAACTACGCAGAAAACAACTGAAACCCCATTTCAAGAGCAATTTAGGCTTGGTAAAGAGGGTTTATCCGCTGGATTATTGCAACAATTGCAGAGTGAAGATATATTGCCGCAACAACAATTCAAGGCTTCTGATATTTCTTCAAAAATTCCACAGGCGACAACTCTTGGTGAAGGTCTTGGTGCGATGATAACGCCTGACCAGTTTGGTGAGCAGGCAACATCATTAGAGCAGGCAACATTTGAACGAGGTTCTAACTTATTAAGTCCTGAATTTGATAGGCAGCGTGCTAGACTCGAGCAGGATTTAGCTAATCAAGGAATTGATATTAATAGTAAAGCTGGTCAAGATGCATTAAATAGGCTTGAAACATCTCAAGGTGGACAATTAGAAAACTTGGCACTATCTAGTGTTGCAGGCGGAAGAGCCGAGCAAGATAGGCTTGCTAAATTAGGGTTATTAACTCGTGGTCAAGGAATCGATGAACAAAGAGCGTTATTATCTGATGCACTAAATAGAGAACTTTCTCTTGCTAATCTTGCTGGACAACAAAGAGCTACTAGATTTGGTGAAATTGGTTCATTAAGTGGATTAACAACTCCATTTGCACCAACTCCTATTGCAACAATCGGGCAGGCTGGTGGAACGGGTGGAACGGCGGCAACACCTGCTGGGGCTGGATTTGGGTTGCTTGGTAAACTTGGTTCAGCTGCAATTATGGCATCTGATGTTAATTTAAAAGAAAATATTAAAAAAGTTGATACCAAAAACGGATTTAATATATACGAATTTGAATATAAAGATAAATCATATGGTTCTGACCGTTATCGTGGTGTTATGGCTCAAGAGGTTGAAAATGTTATTCCTGAAGCTGTTAAGACTATGGCAAACGGATTTAAGGCTGTTTACTATGATATGATTGGCATTAAGATGGAGACTGTTTAATGGTAAATATGTTTCAACAATCTGGCGGACAAAGTTTCCCTGTTGACCCTCGTCTTGTTAAGTTCTTGCAAGGTGGAAATAAGCAATTACTTTCTCAATCATTATTACCACAGCAGCAGGCTATCCCTGTTGCTAATCCTCAGGCAGCGGCACTAAGTCAAGCCCTTTCTGGTGCTACCGCTCCATTAGTTCCTCAAGGTGTGGTAGCTCCACCAATAGACACATCACTTGAGGAACAGAAGCAAGCTCCACAAGTTGATGGTGGAAGCTTTCTATCTGCACTAGCTGAACAATCTGATATAAAAGGTGATGGTCGTTCGGGTGCTGGTGATTTTCTAGCTGGTCTACTTGGTGGGCTTCAGAAGGGAGAGAGAGCAAGACAAGCAAGGGATAAAGCTAAACAGGCTAAAACAGTATCTGATAGAAAGGCTGAATTAGAAGCAAGAAAAACAGAGGCAGAAATACGCAAAACAGAATCAGAATCGGGTGCTGGTGGAGTTATGGCTAAAGAGAATCGTGCTGAAGCTAGGCAAATAGCTAAAGAAGAGAGGGCTTTAAATAAAGAAATTGAGAAGCAGAAGAGAGCATCTAAAGTATCTGGTTTCGAATTTAAAGAGGGAATTATTCCAACTACTGATGATGCTAAAAAATTAAAAGAGTTTGTTGCTACCTCAGCAAATATAGAAAATTCTATAAATAAATTAAAAAAACTTGTTGAAGGTTCTGTAACAACATTCGGTGCAGAGGCTGCAGAAGCACAAGGTTTGCAAAGTGATATTTTAACTGAATTAAATACTATTGCTAAACTTGGTGCATTGTCAGAGGGAGATAGAGAGATACTTGAAAGGCAAGCTTTAGACCCTACCTCAAATTTAACTAGGGATAGCACTATTATACAAAACTATGATAATATTTTAAATACAGTTAAATCTAAAGTCGACAATCTTGCCTCTGCTGGTGGGTATCAGCCTGAAGGACTGTCCATTAAACGCAAAAGACTTGCTGAATTAGAAGCTAAAGCTGCAGGTAAATAATGGTATTAACTAAAGAAGTAACAGCAAGAACTTGAAACATTAAGAGCTGTAGCTTTCCCCTCAAGTTGCTAGTCAGCAACCTATTAACCAACAAAATGTTGGCGGATTGACTCCAGAAGAAAGTGCAGAACTATTGCAATTAAGAAGTGAGCTTGGTATTGAAGCTATTGCACCAGAGCAGGAAGATAAAGGCTTTATTTCAATCTGCTGCTGGGGGAGTTGCTGACCTGAGCAAATCATTTGCTGCAGGTCTTGGTGAGCTTCCTCTTGGTGCTACTCAAATAGTAACTGATGTTATTTCGGGAGTTAGTCAGCCAAAAGAAGGGCGTGCTGTTGCTGAAATATTCCAGAAAAGATTAAATGAAGAAACGCAAAAGTTAATGGGTGAAGGTTTAGATTTTCAATCAGCACTTGAGCAGGCTAGAGGAAATATCAGGGATTTAGGAATTGCTGACCCAAGCGAGACTAATATAGAAGATGTGCGTAGAGCTCAAGCATCTGCTGCTGGAACTTTAGAGTCGGCTCAGCAGGAAGCAATGGACAGAAGTCCAATAGCTGCTACTGTTGGTGATATAGCTGCAAAAGCTGGTCAGTTAGCACCAGTTGCTGGAGGCAGTATGGTTCGTGGTGGTGCAACATTTCTTGGTTTGGAAAACTTACTAAAAGCTAATGATGAGGTAAAAACTGCTAGCGAAGCTTTACAAGATAGGGCTGTAGCTGGAATTAAGGGTACGGCGATTGGTGCTGCTGGAGGTAAAGTACTAGGAACTGCGGGAAAAATTATTGGAACTGCTACACCATTAATACTAAGGAAAGCTGGTGAGGCTGGAAGCTCGTTGGCTGGAAAATCTAAAGATGTAATAAGAAATTCAGTAAATAAATTAATAGGGGTTAGCCCTCAAGCTGCAAGAGATGCTTTAGATACAGGAATAGTATCAAGTGTTGCTCAGCTATCTGATAGGGCTTCTATCAAGTTGCTTGATAGAACATTGTCTAAGATACCATTTGCATCAGATGTTCTTTCAAATAAAGCCGTTCAAGTTGTTGATGATATAGAGCGTGGATTATCGAAGGTGGTTAGGGCGAAGCCAGAGTCATTGCAGGAGGTTGGTTTTGTCTTTCAGAAAGGTGCTGAGAAGTTCGTTAATAGATTTAAGAATACATCAAGTAAGTTATATGATAGATTCTATAACAAGATGCCCGCAGAAACAACATTTACTATTGATAATACAAAGAAACTTCTAAATGATACTCTCGGTGGATTAAAAAGTAGTCCAAGCCTTGCTAGAAATATGTCCGCGACAAAATCGTTCAGAAGTTTACAGGGTGTTGTCGATGATGCTGCACATAATGGTGGCAATCTTCCATTTAATGTTATGCTTAGGTGGCGTAGTGTTATTGGTGAAAAATTATCAAGTCCAGCTGTTTTAGCTGGAGAAGATGTTACTTTGCTTAAAAAGTTATACTCGTCATTGTCTGAAGATATGAAAATAGCTGCCAAGAGTGCTGGAGATGATGCTTTTAATGCGTTCAATAAAGCTAACGATATTTATTCATTTGGTGCTAAGAGAATAGAGAACTCTCTACAAAAGATAATAAATAGCAAAGAGCCTGAAAAGATTATGCAATTTGCGTTACAAGGAACAAAGCAGGGCGGTACTAGAATTAAGAATATTATGCGTTCACTGGATGGTAACGATAGGGATATAGTTCGCTCTACATTTCTTAACAATCTAGGAAGAAAAACTCCAGATGAGGCATTTTCAATAAATAGATTTGTTACTTCTTGGGATGTAATGTCTAGAGAGGCAAAAGAGGCTTTGTTTGGTTCTAAATCAAGTATGATAAGGAGTATAGATTCATTATCGAAAGTTGCGGCAAAGCTTAAGGATATAGATAGATTTTCTAATCCTTCAGGAACTGCACAGACAATATTTACTGGTGCTAGCCTTGGTGCTTTGTATCTTGCCCCATTACAAACTGCTGCAGGTCTTACTGCGGCTAACATATCAGCTAGGTTAATGACAAACAGGGGTTTTGTAACTTGGCTTGCAAAGAACGCAACAAAGAATAGAATAACAAAATCTGGCGTTACGAACTCATTAAAAGAGCTTGAGAATGTTGCGTTGAAAAACCCAGCTATAGCGGATGATATCTATCAATATATAAATATGAGTTTTCTAAGTGNTGGTAACAGAGTAAGTAGTGGGGTTAAGAATGGTAATTGATTTAGTTAGCGGCTTATGTTATGGTCTGATTGGTGTATCAATATTGATTTGTGCCGTTTTTTTATTATATAAAATTACTGATTATTAGGGGTATATTATGGCTTGGAATGGCGGCGGAACATTTAGCAGAATACATAATTGGGTAGCTGATAAGGCTTCACTAATTCCTGTTACTGCGTCAAGAGTTGATACTGATAGTGATGATTTTACTGCAGGTATAAACGCTTGTTTAGCAAAGAATGGTGAGAATGCAGCAACTGGTAATCTCAATCTTGGCAGTAATAAACTAACATCTATTGCTAATGGCACTGTTGCTACAGATGCTGCTGCTATAGGTCAATTACAAAGTAATAATGTTACTTATTTCACAACAACAGGTTCTGCTAATGCTTATGTATTAACTCCAGTACCTGCAATAACTTCATATGCGGCAGGTCAAACATTTATTATTAATGCTAACTTCTCCAATACAGGTTCTGCAACTATAGATGTTAGCGGACTTGGTGTANAAACATTAAAAAGAAATAATACAGATAATCTTGTTTCAGGTGATATAGTTTCTGGTGATATTGTTGTTATTACTTATGATGGGACAAATTTCCAAATAAACAAGAGTGATATTACACTACCTATAACTGGCGGAACTGGAATTACAATAACTCCGTCTGGAACTGATATTAGTGTTGCTACTGATGGCTCTGAGGCTACACTGGCAGGTTCTAATACATTCACTGGGAATAACACTTTTAATAACGATATAAAGTTCGGTGCTGATAACAAAGGCTTGCTTGATAGTAACGGCAATAAGGTTTTAGATACCAAACTTGCTGCAAGTGCAGTAAACTACGCACAAGTAGAAAATTCTGCGACTGGTAGCCCTGTTGCGATTAACGCTATTGGAACTGACACGAATATTGATATTAATTTAGTACCAAAAGGCACAGGAATTGTTAATGCTGGTTCTGCTGGAATAACAACAACTGGTGCGATAAGTGGTGGAACGGTTGCTGGAAATATGATTGCTACGGCTTCTGAAATGAAGCTTGCAACTGTAACTAATAAATTAGTTACTCCAAATGGGCTTACTAATAGATATTTTGAGAGTGAGTTCGGAACAATATCGGCAGGAGTTAATCATAATGTAGCACACGGTCTAGGTGGTCAACCTAAATATTTTAGCGTAAAATTAAAATGTATAGTTGCACAAAACAATTATGTACCAGGAGATGAAATTGATTTTATGTCTATTGCTGATTATTCAGGTGGCGGTGGTGGCTCAACTGCAGGTAGGGGTGTTGACGCAAGTGCTACTAATATATACTTTTCACATT